TCGGTGGCTTTTCAAGCTTAGGATATTTCTTTTGCAGACCATCAAAGTCCACGACAGGGACAGTAGTAGATCGACAATTAAAGTGTTGCGGTGGTGTTGGGCCATTATTGTAGTCAAATGTTTGTCCATCAAGTCGCTGACATATAGCACTTGTGCGAGAGTCCAGCGTTGCAACATATTCATATTTTGGGGCAACCTTTTTATTTGCTGCATATACAGCCTGTGATGCTTGATTTGTTACCTGATTAACAGATGTTCTAACAATAGTCTGAATCTGATGATTAGCCAGTTTTGTTAATTCACCACCAGCTTGAGCCATCTGCTTAACACTAGCTTTTTGTAAATCATTAAAATCAAGTCTGCCAACTAATCTCCTACTGATCTGCTGTAGTGTCTCACCAGCAAAGACTCCTGACCTGACTGCCAAATCTAACTTTTCTGCTGAGGACTCAGCTATACCTCTAAATGCTTTTTGAACTGTTGTGCCATTTGGAAGCTTAATTGATGCACCTTGCAAAGATGTAAGGTTAAACTTTCCAGATCCAAATTTCACAAAATCATCTTCTGTAAACTTCTGACTGGTAAATATATTGACCTTTGATGGATCAGTCATTATCACTGAATCTGCATAATCCTTACTGATAGCAACACTGTTGATAGGAACATCACCAGATGCTGTAATGTTTTTAAGTTCACCAACAATAAAATCCCTTTGTAGTTCTGCAACACCTTGCAACTCTGTTCTCATGTCAAGAGTTGACCTAGCCCACCAAGTGTTTAAGCTGTCACTTGATTGTTTGATTATGGCTCTTAGTCTTTTTCTAGTAACAGGTGCAATAATTTTTGAACCGCCTTTTGCTATCTCAGCCACCTGTCTTTGATCTATAGACCTCAACTGCTTTGCTGCATTTAAAATTATTTCATTGTAAGTAACTATATATTTTTCAGATACAGCAGTGGAATACCTATTTAAATCAATAGTTTCCCTAAAAAATACCTCTGGAGTGGACATTTATCATTCTTCCTCTGAGTCCGCTGGCTCCTCCGTTGGGGCATCTGGTTCTTCTCTCTCCGTCAAACCTCCATTCTGCGTTGTTTCGATCTCATCTTCAACGTCAAAGTCATCACCAAGAATCTCTCCAGCCGATAGCTGGTTCAGTAATGTTTCCTGACTGATAGTTCCAGAGGTAAACAATGCAAGTAATGACTGGATTTCTTGTGGTTCTAGTCTGGTAGATACAAAGTCTCTGTTCACAAAGCTGCTACCAGCGTTAGGTTCATTGAGATATTCGCTATGAAACTTAAGGCAGTTATCAATCAAGTCTTGCATCTGCTGTGCAACAACCATCATTGTGCTGTCATTTTGCGATCTATCTATCCTTTTGGCCTCTGCTGTCTCTCCTACTAACTTCTGCCCAAGAACTGCGGCTAGTGATAATGTGTTGATTTGATCTTTGATATCATCAAGTCTTTTGAACTGACTGTCATAACTATCACCTGACGGACTGATATATTCCATGCGTGACTCAGGGGGCAATGATAGTGCCTCACTAGGGCCAGTTGTTATCTCATCTGCGTTTGGATAACCAAAGACTGCAAGTAATGGAACAGAACTGATATGCAATATATTGTCCAAGTCAGACTGAATCTGATAATGCTTGAGGTTTAGTTCTGCAATGTCATACAGAGGACTACGGCTTTCATAGAATCCGACCCTGTTGGAATAAGCAACTGCAAAGGGAATCTTGTCTTTTAAACTCATTTCACCCTCATCAAACAATTTATATTCGCCCTTCTTTTCATCACGCCTATGTATTTCATATCTGCCACGTTCAAGAACTCTTACTTGCGATATAACCTTCTCACCATATTTGCCATCTGGCTCAACAACTCTTTCCAATAAGCGTACTTGTGTGAGTTCTCTTGCCCCTTCTATGATCTCAGTCCTCCAGCCCAAAATATCTGATGGCTTATATGTCACCCAGTATGGCCTTGACTTCTCGCCTTCCTTTGGTGCATCTACTAAAACACCACAATGCCCAAATGAAATAACTATTCTTGCTGTCTGATAAAGCCAAATATTCAAGTCATTGCCTTCAAGGTCTACATCAAATAGCTGTTCTCTAACCAAATCAGATATATCATCAAGTCTTACTGGCTTTCTAACCAGCATACCTGACAGCATTTTTTCAATTCTCTGGAGATAAGGAACCACTGTACTCCTTGCGAGTCTGCGATCATAACTGTCGTCCACCTCTCGTTCAAGTTGTGGCAAGTATTTTCTATGTTCTGTTCTTATCTTGTATGTCCCTTCTTTTAAATCGGCTATCAAATCCCAGAACTGTGCCATGCGTTGATAGGCTGCATTTGGGCTTGCAACAGTAGTAGGAGCCTGAGTTATAGACTTATTGTAAATATCAAGTGAGCTATACACAGTTTTGCCTCAATAATACCATGATCTTAATATATTCTAATCCCTGTAGGTTTGCCCGACCTTGCAAATAATGGATTAAACTCTCTCCAAATTAGAT